TAGAACAAACTTAACTAAAGATGGCAAAGGTGGTGGTTCTTTATATAATTCTTTACAATATAATGTTGATGTTGAGGTAGATGCCTTTCTATTAGAGTTCTTAATGGAAGATTACGGACTTTTTGTTGATAAAGGTGTAAAGGGTAAAGACCCAAGTAAAGTATCGCCTAACGCTAAGATAACAGGGCAACAAGCACCTAACTCTCCATACAGATTTGGTAGTGGTAATTATGCAGGAACTTGGAAAACTTTCTTAGATAAAATAGAAGTTTGGGCAAAAAGTAAAAATGTAAGATTCAGAGAACAAAAAGGAAGTTCAAAAGGTGGTCAATTTAAAGCAGGTAATTATAGAAGTATGGCTTATGTAATTGCTTCTAATATATATAACAGAGGTATTAAAACATCTAACTTTTTTACAACACCATTTGAAAGGTCGCAACAAAAACTAGGAGATGAATTATTAGATTCATTTATTCTTGATGTTGAAAAACAAATAATATACGGAGAAAAATAAACGCAATGGCAAATATAGCATTAAGAAACCCACAATATAAATTTATAGAAGTACCCTCATCAGGAGTTCAGTCTGTTGAATGCACAATAACAATAAATACAGTTTTACGTTATACACTTATTAAAAATGTAAGTCCAAGTACAGGTTGCAATTTTGATATTTCAGAACTTGTCAGAGATTATTTAGATATAACTTATTCAGCTACTTATACAGTAGATACAGTATTAATATCAACTAACCTAAAACAATACTCAGGATTAAATGCAACAGGTAGTCAAGTAGGTTCAACTGTTAATTATACAGATGTAGGATGGGAAGCCTTTGGATATTTTTCTGAATCTTCAAATCCTGAAGTTCCATTTACTGTAAATCATAAATACTTATTAGCAGCAAATTATTCATCAGGCACAGCAGTATGGAATATATATGTGCCTTATGGTGTTTCAGGGTATGTTCATTATATGACAGGTGCAGGGGTTTATTCTGTTAGTTCTTATAGTGGTACTGACACACAAGTAGTAAATCAAGGTTCAAATATTTGCTATATAAATAGAATTGATTGTACTAAATATGGTTCAGGTAGAAAAATAACATTTATAAACCGATATGGAGTTCAGCAAGATTTATGGTTTTTCTTAAAAGAAGTTACATCATTAAATAGAACTAATGAAAAATATCAGTCTAATACAATACAATATCCTAATGATGAATATGCTCAATACGAAATATATAATGCCCCTAATAAATTATTCAATACACAAGGTAAACAAACACATAATTTGAGTTCAGGTTATTATCCTGAATATACAAATCAATTTTTTGAACAATTATTATTAAGTGAATATGTATGGATGACAAGACCTCAAAAAGAAAACCCTTCTGCTGATGAAACTATACCTGTAACTGTTAAGACTTCAAGTATGAAATTCAAAACATCAGTCAATGATAGGTTAATTGAATACACAATAGATTTTGAAGAAGCATTTGACTTAATAAACAACATTAGATAAATGCAAAAACTCCAATTATATATAGGAACAGAAAGGGTTGATTTATTTAAAGATGAAACTGTATCTTTTACACAAACAATACAAAACGTAAAAGACATTAGTAAAATCTTTACTGAGTTTTCTAAAACATTTTCCTTACCTGCATCTAAAGTAAATAACAAGATATTTAAACATTATTACAATTTTGATATACAAGGTGGTTTTGATGCAAGAAATAAAGTGGCAGGATATATTGAATTAAATACACTACCATTTAAGGAAGGCTACATAAAATTAGAAGGGGTCGATTTAAAAAAAAACATACCTCATACATATAGAATTACATTCTTTGGCAATACAATAAATTTAAAAGATGTATTAGGAGATGACCAATTAGGAGCATTACCTAGTTTATCAACATACAATCAGGAGTATTCAAAAACAAATATTAAAAGCAAAATGACTGCTAATTTAACTAGCACAACTAATATTTGTACTCCACTTATAACACATACTCAAAGGTTAAAATATGATTCTGATTCTGCAACACACAATGATAATGGAAATTTATTTTGGCATAATGCAAGTGGAACAAATGGGGTTGAATGGAATCAATTAAAATTTGCCATAAGATTACAAGCTATTATTGATGCAATAGAATTACAATACCCATCAATAAATTTTTCTGATGATTTTTTTAATAATTCTAGTAATACTCAATTTCATAATTTATGGATGTGGTTACATAGAAAAAAAGGTAGTGTAGAACCAACTCAACAATTAGCTTTAAATTTTGTTCCGTTAGAAGAATTGTATAAGGTTTCAGGTAACACAGGTTATACTGCTTCTATATTTGGTATATTAGAAATAATAGCACCAACATCTCCAACACAAATTGTACAAACTGATTTAACAGTAACACCAACAAATAATTCAACAGTATATAATATACAGATTTTAAAAAATGGTTCTATTTATGACCAAAGAACTAATGTAACAGGTTCTCAAACATTTTTCAACACATCTGGAACAATGTTAGGTGCAGGTCAATATAGTATTCAAGTTGCAACATTAGATTCTAATGGAATAACTTTTAATGCAAATAATATAGTTTGGACTATTTCTGTTGCTGTTCCTGGTCAAGGTGGTGGTGGTGGAACTGATATTTGGAAAAATGCAACTGCATTTCAGAGTAGCACAATAACCCCTTTTAATATTCCTGAACAAATACCTGAAATGACAATAATTAGTTTCTTAACATCTTTATTTAAAATGTTTAATTTGACTGCTTATATAGATAATTCAGGTACAATAGTAGTTAAGACCTTAGACAGTTATTATGCATCAGGTTCTGCAACCCCTATTGTGATAGATGAATATTTAGATGTAACAAAATCAAGTACAGATGTTGCTTTACCATTTAAAGAAATAGAATTTAAATATAAAGGTCTAGGAACTTTTTTAGCAAAACAATATAATCAACTTAATAATATTGGTTGGGGAACATTGAAATACACATTAAATAATGCAACTTTTGATGCACCGAATAATGTTTATAAAGTAGAAATACCTTTTGAACATCTTTTATATGAAAGATTAATTAATGTTAATACTGCAGTATCAGCACCTGCTAATGAAACAACAATACAATACGGATATTTTGTTGATGATAATCAAGAACCCTATTATGGTCTGCCTTTAGTTTTTTATGCAATAGAAGTTAGTAATGGAACTGAAATAGCATTACAAACAGGCACAGGTACAGAAGCTATGGATGATTATATTATACCATCTAATAGTTTAGAAGTAGGAACAACAAATGAAACTAATATTAATTTTACTGCTGCAATAAATGAATATGATGGCTCTGAATATTTAGGAACACTTTTTAATACTAATTATAGTACATACATAAATAATGTCTTTGATATTGGTAGAAGGCTTATCAAAGTTAATGCAATTTTACCACAAAAGATATTTCATAATTTACAGTTGAATGACTTAATACAAATCAGACAACAGAACTATCAAATAAATTCAATCACTACAAACCTTACAAATGGCAAAAGTCAATTAGAATTATTAAATGTTGGAACACCATATTATAGAGTGCTTCCTAGTGTATCGTATCAAGGATCACTTGGAACTTTATATTATAATTATTCTGTAGGTGTTGCAGCAAGTTTATCAATTGGAGATACAATGTATAATAATGCAACATTGACTAGCACAGCAAGTTCTGGAAATTATTCTCAAATAGGTTCAACTGCAGATGATACAGTTTGTATAGATAATTCATATATAATGGGAATGACTTTAGATTCTAACGGAATAATAACTAACATATTCTGTGGGCAACCTTAAAATAAAATTATGATTAAAAATATATTAGACTTATTAAAAATAGTAAATGGTGAAACTGAAAATATCAGAATTGCACAAGGTAAATATAAATTAGCAGAATCGTTTTCAGAGGGAATAAAGCAAACAAAAAATAAATTAAAATGGCAACAAAACTAGAAGTAGAATTTCAGTTAAAATATAAAGAAGCTGTTAAAAACTTAGATGAATTCCAAAAGGAATATACTAAGTTAGAAAAACAAGTAGTCAAAGCAAATGAAGAAACTGCTAAAGCATTACAAAAAGTAGAAAAAAGTGCTAAAGATGGTGCAAAAGGTGTGCAAAGTGTTGGTGCATCTTTAAAAAATATTGCTAAAGTTACTGGTGTTGTGTTTCTTCTACAACAAGCATTTGAATTTGTCAAAGGTGCTATACAAGAAAACCAACAAGTAATGGATGCACTTAATGTTGTGTTTGAAACTGCACAAATTATTTTTAATCAAATAGCAAATGTCTTTATTGATGTTTATAAAAACGTATCTAGTGCCACAGAAAACTTTGATGCATTAGGAAAAGTAGTTAAAGGTCTTGTTACTATAGCCTTCACACCACTAAAATTGACAATTGATGCTATTAAACTAGGTTTATTGGCTGCACAGTTGGCTTGGGAAGAATCATTCTTTGGTGATGGTGATCCTGAAACAATAAAAAGACTAAATGAATCAATAGATGAAACTAAAGAAAGCCTAAAAGAAACAGCAGTTGAAGCAGTAGTTGCAGGTGCAGATATTGTTACTAATTTTGGTGAAGCTGTTACTGAAGTTGGTGCAATAGGCACACAAGTAGTAGATGGATTAAAAGAAGTTAGTGTAGAAGCTGCAATAGAAACTGCAAAAACTAATATACAGCTAAAAAAATCTGCTGAAATTGCTGCTGCCGAATCTAGGGGTCTTATTGAACAATATGACAGACAGGCTGAACAGCAAAGACAGATTAGAGATGAAGAAAGAAACAGTATTGAAGACAGAATAAATGCTAACAACGAATTAAAAAAGGTTTTAGAGTTACAAGAAAAACAAATGTTAGCTAATGCTGAAACAGTATTAAAGGCAGCAGAAGCACAATTTGAACTAACAGGCAAAGATGAAGATTATATAGCACTACTAGATGCTAGAAATGAAAAGTTAGGTGTTCTTGCACAAATAGAAGGATTCAGATCAGAACAAAAATCTAATGATTTAGCACTTGATAAAGAATTAATAGAATTAACTAATTCACAAATTGAAAGTGAAAGTAAATTATCTATAGAAAGAAAAAGGTTTAATGCTGAATTAATACAAGATGAATTATTAAGATTACAAGCCTTAAAAGAAATAGATATATTAGAAGCAGAACAAGAATCTGTTAGGCTTCAGGCAATAGTAGATAATGCAGCAGCAGGAACACAAGCTAAAATTGATGCACAAATAGCTTTAGATGAATTCACAGAACAATCTAGACAAACAAATTTAACTAGAAATACAGAAATATTAGCAGCAGAAGAAGCATTAGACAAACAAAAGATAGCAGATAAAAAAGCTGTTGTAGATGCTATATCACAATTTGCAGATGCTGAATCTGGGATAGGTCAAGCCTTATTAATAATGAAACAAGGACTTGCATTGAAGGAAACTATAATGGATTTGAAACGTATTACATTCAAAGGAGTTGAAGCAGTAGGTGCAGCAGGAGTTTCAACAGCACAAAACGTAGCTGAAAGTTCTAAGATTGGTTTTCCACAAAACATTATTACTATTGCTAGTGCTATTGCACAAGGTGTGGGTATTATCCGTTCTGTGAAAAAAGCAGTTTCTAAAACTAAAGCTAAAGCAGGTGCAGCATCAGCATCAGTTCCTAGTATTCCAACTCCATCAACACCTGCATCATTACCACCTGCATTTAATATAGTTGGAGCAAGTAGCACAAATCAATTAGCAGAAGCAATAGGTGGACAGACACAAGAACCAGTACAGGCATTTGTTGTTGCTAGTGAGGTAACCTCAGCACAAGCATTAGAAAGAAATACAATTGAGGGTGCAACGATAGGATAAATACAAAACTTAATTTTAAATACGTTATATAATTATGAAAATAGTAGAATTAATACTAGATGAAGAACAAGAAGAAAGTGGGATTGATGCAATATCAATTGTAGAAAGTCCTGCTATAGAATCTGATTTTGTTGCTTTGAACAACCAAGAAATTAAACTTGCAGAAGTTGATAAAGAAAAAAAAATATTATTAGGTGCTTTATTGATACCTAATAAACCTATTTATAGAAATGGAGAAGAAGGGGATTATTATATCTTCTTTTCTAAAGAAACTATAGTTAAGGCATCACAGATGTACTTAAAAAATGGCTATCAAAATAATTCAACACTAGAACACAAAGACACATTAAAAGGTCTTACACTAGTTGAATCTTGGATAGTTGAAGATGAAGTAAATGATAAATCCAGAAAATATGGTTTAAATGTACCAGTAGGAACTTGGATGGGAGCAGTAAAAGTTAATAACGATGAAATATGGAACGAGTATGTTAAATCAGGTAAAGTTAAAGGTTTTTCTATTGAAGGCTATTTTGCAGATAAAATGGAACGACCTAAAGAACAAATTAAAGAAGATATGTCAGAAGAAAAAATAGCTGAGCAATTACTTAGTAAAATAGAAAGTATTGTCAAAGGTGAAAAAGTAGAATTAAATTTAATTCAAGATTTACAAAAAGCACAAAATGAATTATTAAAATTAAGTCAAGAAGCTAATGGAACAGGTTTAAGTGAAGTAAGAAAAGCTGTGCAAAAAGCAGATAGTTCTTTTACAAATTTATTAAGGGCAGCAGAAAATGCAATAGAAATGTCAGATAAATATATCAATGCAGCTAAAGAATTAGGTGTCGATTCAAAAGAAGCACAAAAAATTAAAAGTTTAGCAAACACTTTAGAAAATGATGCTGAATATTGGATTAAAGAATTAAATGCATCTCAATATAATTAAAATTAATATAAAATGAAAACACCAAACGAATTAAAAAAAATCTATAATAGATTACCTAAAGACAAAACTGAATTAGGTAATCATAAAGTTGAATTAGGTTTTATAGATGATGCTAAACAAATTTTAAGTAATGTTAAAAATTCAAAACAAATATTGTCAGATGTTGAATTAGCATCTAAACAAGCATCTAAAGAATATGTTAATCTTAAAATTAGGATTGAAAAAGTAAAAGATACTTTTAAAACAGTTATTGGTGCTGAATCAGACATTAATAAAATCGAAAAAATAAGTTCTAAAGGTGATAAAGTTTTAAAAGACATACAAAAAGGTGCAAATGCTTTAGGTGTTAAACCAACTGAAATAAAAGAATACAATCAATTGTTTGATGCTGTTTTTGATTTAGCTGAAGAATCTAATAAAGCAAGAAAATTTGTTAATGAAATTAAATCATTAAACAATGAATTAAAATAAATGAGAAACACTAGAAACAAAAAACCTTTTATACCTAGCAGAACAAGTCCTACTGGTAGTTCTAGAGCCTGTTTATGTTGGGATTCCAATACATATTCAATAGAATGTTGTGATGGTTCAATACACGCACAAGGTATTGGTGTTATTACTAGAATTACTTAAAAATGCAAAATTAAATTAAATAATCGTTATATATATAATATGAAATCAACTGAAATGTTAAATCAAATTAAAACACTTCTAAACATCGAGGTAAAACTTGAGGAAATGAAGTTAGAGAATGGTACTATAGTTAGTGCTGAATCTTTTGAAAAAGGAAAAGAAATCTTTATTGTTACTGATGATGAAAAAGTAGCAATGCCTGTAGGAGAATATATCTTAGAAGATGGCAGATTAGTAGTTGTAGAAGAAGAAGGAATTATTGGAGATGTTAGAGAAGTATCTGATGAAGTTCCACAGAAAGAAGGAGAAGATGGAGAAGAAATCACTTCTGATTTAAAAGAAGATGACTATGAAGAAGAAGAAAAGAAAATGGCTGATGTAGGAGATTGGGAAGGAATGGAAAAAAGAATCCAAAATCTTGAAGATGCTATTTCTGATCTTAAATCTAAATTAAGTGATAAAGAAGAAATGGGTGAAGAATCTAAAGGATTAAAATCTCGTACAGTAAAAGAAGAATTCAGTAAAGAAGAATTATCTGAAGCTGCAGTAAAGCCTATTAAACACAATCCTGAATCAGGAAATAAAAAAGTAAATAAAGTAGAATTTGCAAAAGGCAAGTTTAACACGACACTAGACAGAGTATTAAATAAATTAAACAAATAATAAAAAAAATGAGTAATCTAAAAAATGTAAATTTAGCAACTGCTGTAAATATCACTACTACTTATGCAGGTGAGTTCGCAGGAGAATATATTGCAGCAGCACTTCTTTCAGCATCTACAATTGATGATGGGGGATTAACAGTAAAAGCAAATATTGCTTACAAAGAAGTAATTAAAAAATTAGCAACAGGTTCTTTAGTTAGTCCTGCTAGTTGTGATTTCACACCTAATTCATCTGTAACACTTACAGAAAGAATTATTCAACCAGTAGAATTACAAGTAAACCTACAGTTATGTAAGTATGACTTCGTAAACGATTGGGAAGCACAATCTATGGGATATGGTTTAGGTCAATCTTTACCACCAAAATTCTCTGACTTTATGATTGCACACGTTGCAGCAGAAGTAGCACAAAATACTGAGATATGTATTTGGCAAGGAGATACAGCAGGTGCAGCAGGAGTTAATTCTTTTGATGGATTTGAAAAACTAATTGCAGCTTCAGCCGCAGCAGGGGATATTCCAGCAGGTCAGCAAGTAGCAGCAGTAGGTGGTGGATTAAATGCAGGTAACATTATTGCAGAATTATCTAAAGTAGTAGATGCTATTCCAGGTTCTTTATATGGTAAAGAAGATTTGTTTGTTTACATAGGTTCGGCAGCAGCTAAATATTATGTACAAGCATTAGGTGGATTTGCAGCTAACGGATTAGGAGCAAATGGTGTAAACGCACAAGGAACACAATGGTGGAACAACGGATCATTAACAATTAATGGTGTTAAAGTATTTGTTTGTCCAGGAATGTCACCTAACAAAATGTTTGCTGCTCAAAGAAGTAACTTATACTTTGGAACAGGAATCTTAAATGATTCTAACGTAGTGAAAGTTTTAGATATGGCTGACTTAGATGCATCAAACAATGTAAGAATGGTAATGAGATTTACTTCTGCTGTTCAGTTTGGTATTGCTTCTGACTTAGTTGAATACGCATAGTAATAAATTAACCAATAAATTGGGTAGGTAGTATTATCTACTTACCCTTTTTTTTTAAATAAATATAATAATATGGCTTGTACACTAAACACAGGTAGAAAAGTACCTTGTAAAAGTGCCTTTGGTGGGATAAAAACTGTTTACTTTGCTGATTATGGAACTATTGCATCAATTGCAGTAGATTCAACAACAAAAGAAGCAACAATAACTAATGGTTCTCCTGCTCCGACTTGGTACGAATACGATGTAAAAGGTAATTCATCTTTAGAAACAACTGTAACAAGTTCTAGAGAAAATGGTACTACTTTTTACACTCAAACTTTAAACTTAACATTAACTTATTTAGATGCTAAAACTCAAGCAGAACTTCAAGTTCTTGCAGTAGGCAGACCTTACATTGTAGTAGAAGATTACTATGGTAACAATTTCCTATGTGGATTTGAAAATGGTATGGATTGTACAGGTGGTACAGTAGTAACAGGAGCAGCAGCAGGGGATTTAAGTGGGTTTACTCTAACTTTTGAAGGATTAGAAGAAACTGCACCTTATTTCTTAGATGCAGCAGTTACTCCAGATGTAACACAAATTGATCCAACTGCATAATAATAGTTTTTTTAATTGAAAATCAAGCACTCTATCTAGGGTGCTTTTTTTTTGCTTAAATGATTGTACAAATTGCATAGATAATTACGTTATATAAGTAATGATTATATTAACTACATCAGCAACTGCCCAAGCATTGTCAGTTATTCCTAGAGAATATACTGATGCTTTTAGTGTATCTATTCGTGATGATAGCACTAACGTAACTAAATACTATAATATAACATCAGCAGTAACTTCTGGTAATTATTTAAACTTTAATTTAACATTTAATCCTATCTTAGTAGAAAATCATTTTTATGATTTAAGATTATACATAGATTACAATTATTGGAATACAAATTATAGTTTTTGGAATTTATCTGAACAAATTTGGAATATTGAAACTGAAGAAGTAGATGATATTTACAAAGATAGAATATTCTGCACAGATCAAGATGTAGATCAATTGAATAAAAATGACCATTACGAATTAAATAAAGGTCAATATACACATTATAATGGTTTCAATAATACTTATACAGTAAGATGAGAAAAACACGATTAAGAAACGAAAAAGGGCAATATAAGAAGGCTTCAAAAGTATCAGAGTTTGGCTTTGTTAATTTAAGCACATATACAAGTCCTGAAATAAAGGAAGTAAATGGTAAAGAATGGATTGAATATGGAGCAGATAATAACTATTTTCAGTATTTAATTGATAGATATAATGGAAGTCCTACAAACAATGCAGCAATTAATGGTATTAGTCAAGCTATTTATGGTAAGGGTCTTAATGCTACCAATGGTAATAAAAAACCAAATGAATATGCACAAATGATTTCTTTGTTTAAAAAGGATGTTGTTAGAAAATTGTGTTATGATCTTAAATTAATGGGTCAATGTGCCATACAAGTCATATATACTAAAGACAGAAAAAAAATAGCACAAATAGAACATATGCCAATAGAAACTTTAAGGGCAGAAAAATGCAATGATGAAGGTGATGTACCTGCATATTACTACTTTAAAGATTGGGCAAACATAAAAAGAAGTGATGTTCCACTAAGAATACCTGCTTTTGGTATGTCTAATGAAAATATAGAGATTTATTACATTAAACCTTATAAATCTGGCTTTTACTACTATTCACCTGTGGACTATCAAGGTGGTTTACAATATGCAGAATTAGAAGAAGAAGTATCTAATTATCATTTAAATAACATTATGAATGGTTTAGCACCTTCAATGCTTATAAATTTTAATAATGGTACTCCAAATCAGGAAGAACGAAAATTAATAGAAACAAAGATTGCACAAAAGTTTTCAGGAACAAGTAATGCAGGTAAATTTATTCTTGCTTTCAATGATAATAAAGAAAGTCAAGCAGAAATAACACCAGTTCAATTATCTGATGCACATAACCAATATCAGTTTCTTTCAGAAGAAGCTACTAAAAAAATAATGGTAGCACACAGAATAGTTAGTCCTATGTTATTAGGGATAAAAGACAGTTCTGGTTTAGGAAATAATGCAGAAGAAATAAAAACTGCATCACTATTAATGGATAATACTGTTATTAGACCTTTTCAGGAACTTTTAATAGATTCCTTTGACCAAATACTAGCTTACAATGAAATAGCCTTAAACCTTTACTTTACGACCTTACAGCCACTAGAATTTACAGAGGTTGATAGTTCAATACAAGACAAGGAAGATATTGAAGAAGAAACTGGCTATGAATTTAATAAGGTAGAACTTAAAATGATTGATGGTCAAAAGGCTTATGACACAAAAGAAGAAGCTATAAAAGTAGCAGAAGAAAAAGGATGTGGTGGTTATCACGAACACGAAGTAGAAGGTGTTGTTTATTATATGCCTTGTGAAA